GACATTGGCCCGCTCGGCGTCGATCTCTTGGGCACGGGTGTAGTGGACGCCTTTATCCATCTCGGCCTGGAGCTCGGCGTGGCGGGCCTCAAGGGCGGCTTTCTGCTCGGTGATGGCCGCATCGGATTCGGCAAGGGCCTGATTCCGCTCTTCCATGGCGGTCGCGGCTTGGTCGTCGGGGAGATTCGCAAAGGAATTCGCTTTTTCTTGCCGGCGACGCTGGAAGAATCCCGCGGGGCCTTCGTCTTTGAGCCCTTTCTCCTGCACGTCGAGGTCGTAGGATTCCTGATCGAGTTGCTTGCGTTCGTCGTCGGAGCCAATCGCTCCTTGGATTTCCTGCAAGCGGCCTTGGCGATATTTCTCATCCTCATGCCATGTAGCTTCGGCTTGCGCGGTGGCTTCTTGGTTGATGCCGCCAAAGATTCCTGTCTTCGGGCTCGGCTTGGGGATGGCAGAGCCGAGAGCTTCTCCCTCGTAGGTGAGGGACTCCCGATCTTTATCGGACAGCTTACCGGGCCGGGCGGGATCTCCCAGGGTTAACCGGATTTCGGCCTGGCGGTTGGAAATCCCCTTGATGGCCCGGCCATGCAGGGCCCGCGCGCTGGCCACGGCCACGGCCCGGTTGGCGGATTGGATTCCCTCCTCGGGGTCAATCGCCTGCCAGGGTGTCGCCTGCGTCTTGCGGTAAATGTAGGGGTCGTTCGGGTCGTCCGGGTTCTCGCCGTAGGAGGCGTTTTTGTCCGGGTCTTCGATGGTCTTTGCCCCGGCGGTGTCGGTGCGCACTTGGTAGGCCCCGCCTTTCTCGTCGTAGCGAGGGTCAGTGGTGCTCTCACGGTAAAGAGGCTGCCCGGTGACGGCATCTAAAACCGGCTGGGAGTTACCAGCCTCGTCTTTCTTGAATCTCTGCCCGGTGACGGAGGATTTTTTCGCTATTCCTTCGTTGCGCTGGCGGCGAGCGGCGGTCACCGATTCCGCGATATTGAAGGCTTCCACCCTCTGGCCGTAGTCCTCAATCTTGGCGTAATTGCGTTCTACGTCGTCGGGATCTTGCGAAAGCTCCGGACGCTTCGGGGCCTTAGATTTGGCCGGCGGTCCGGGCTCAATAACATCGTCGTAGTCATCCGGGGTTGATCCCGGAACGCCTACAAATTCATCGACGGGCACTTCATTCGGGGCGGCCATTGATTAGCGTCCAGCAAACATAGGGTTGCGTGTCGGACGAATGGCGGAGGTTGCCACTCCGCGGGGCTGAACCGGGCGAGGGGTGGCCTTTCCCCTGGGGCCTCCAAAATTAGCATTTGATTTGTCCGAACTGCGGTCGAATTGTGGTAAACTCAATCGAACCGGTGGGGCGGTGCCGATGCCGGAAGCTCCAATTTGACCAGGCCCATTCCACTTTGGTCTATTCACGGGAGAACCGTCTGCGTTGACTTGATGCTGAACCGGGGTTCCCTGCGGATCGGAAGCGGCCGCAACTACATTCGTCTCCGGTGCAGCGGGGGCTCTCGGCGACATCCCCGGCGCGGTCCCCGGTGACTGGAAGGCAATGGCGGAAGCCGGGGCGGTGCCGGTTGATTTTGCAACCGCACTTGTCTGATCTCGCTTCGAGGTGATATTGCTCATTGCCATGATGTTTGGGGCGTGATCTTGACGGGGCCAGAAACCCCAGGGCTTCCTGCCAAAGATTTGACCCGATCAGCCAAACTTGGAGGAGGCGCAGGAGGCTGACGATAAGCGCGATCCGCTGCGACCTGCACCGCTCCTGACATCGCGGACCGCCTCGCCGCTTGCTCTTGTTTAATCCGATCGGTGCTGCCGCTTGTGAGATCATTGCCAAACCCGGTCCGCGTAGTCCTCGAATCCAAACTCTCACTCGGAAAAAATGATACGGGTTTTGCCGGAGTGGAGGCACTTGTCCGCCTTTTCCGGCCTTTCCCGCCTTTGGACCGGCTGCCGCTAAGTCTTTCGTTATTCTTTCGTTTCGCCACCATCGCGGCGATGTTCTCACGCATCACCTCATTCTGGAGCCCCCGCGTTTCGCTGTTGGCCGCCGACAATCCCTCTTGCGACTTCCGGGCATCCTCCATCCATTGCTGATCGCTTGAGGCAAGCCCACCGGGATTCCCCAGGCTCATGGAAACATCCCCTCCAAATGGATCGCCTGCTCCTGGCGAAGGTCCTTCCAGTCTTGCAGTTTGCCGAGCCTTCGATTCGGCTTGGTTCTGGGCGGACTGCTCCATCGCCGCTTCGTAATCGGAGTTAGATTTCGATGCCATGCCACGGCAATTACCCCAAAGGCCTTTCGCTGTCAATAGCGGTCGCGTCCTGATTCATTGGTGCCCGTGGTGAATGGCGTCCGCCAAGAGTTCTTCTCGGATCTCGGCTTCCCTCGAGTCCTGGGCTCGGAGTTGCTCGAGTTCGATCTCCCCACGGTGACGCTCGATGGTGGCCGCAAGGCATTCGAGCATCCAGCGGTTGAATTCGGTCCGGTCCCTAGCCGCACAGGCGGCCGCCTCTCGAAACATCGATTGCGAGAGCTCCAGCGAGTAGGTCATTTTGCACCTCCTTTCCCGCGATCAAGGGTCTGGAGCAATTCCACCGGGAATTCGTGCCGGATGTAAAACTTCAGGGCTTCCTCGGTGGTGATCTGACGCCATTTCCTATTGACCCGGCGTTCGGCCGGTTTCTTGAGCAAGAAGGTCATGAGGTCACTCTCGGTCCGCACTCGTTTCCATTTTTCCCCATCGCGATATTGCCGCGACACTCGTTCGATCCCACACATGGAGTTCTCAAGGTGCAGGATCTCCCCGTTGTCTGCCTCGATGCGCCGGATCATTGTCCGTCCTCCTTCATCATCATTCCGCTGGTCACGGCTGAAATTGTCCGGTTCAGGTTCCGAAAGACCATTCCGGCCCGGCTCCAGGTCTCACGGGTAGTTTTGCCTTGATACTGCGCTGCGGTTGCTTCAATTTTCATAAGTTGATTTCCTTGGTGTTTTGGTTATTTTTTTTAAATGGATATGGATGTTCTTGAGTTCAACGTTGTTGAGGAGGAGGACGGATACGTCGCTCGCTGGGATAATCCCATCGGAGGAGGCATCACCACCGAGGGCGATTCGCTCCCGGAGTTGCTCGATATGGTCAAGGACGCCGTAAGCGGGTATTTCGACCCTCCTGGCCGGACGGTTCGCGTGGAGTTGAATTTTGTGGCGAAGCCAGCTTTCTTGGTCCCGGCGTGAGGATTCCCCGAGATGTTTCCGGCAAGGATGCAGCCAAGGCATTCCGACGGGTTGGGTTTGTCCATCTGCGCACCACGGGTTCGCACTTCATTGCGAGGAAGGATGGGATCACTTTGGCGATCCCCCTGCACCGGACTTTGCGTCTCGGCACTTTGAAGGGGTTGATCGATCAGTCTGGCCTCAGCCTTGAAGAGTTCTGCGCCTTGCTCTGAGTGGAGGTCTGCCCGTGGATTCTCGTGGACTCCGCTTCTTTTCGCTTGCGGCATTCCTGCCTTCGTTTCAATATTCATTTGTCATGCCTTTCATTTGTACGTTTGGTTTTGATTCTGGCCTGTTCGGTGCTTCTACACCGGGCGGGCTTTTTCTTTCGAACGCAGACAGTAGGACAAACTTGTCCCATTCGTCAACACAAATAATCCAATGAAATTTGCGACACTGATCTCTTCTATCCTTCTTTTAACCCAATGCTTCTCATTTGGTCAGGAGTTTGATCTACGAAAGCCATTGTCAGAAGCGGCGTTTAATAAGTTCCACGCCATGATGATGGGTGAGGCGGAACATGATCCTCAGGCCGTAGGAAGACAGACGAAAGAGATGCTGATCGGAATGCTGGGCCTAGAGAACAAAAAAGAAGTCTGGCCGGCGCTTGACGCGAGCGTCGGATACAACGTCGCAACGGTTATTCTCCTTGTTGCGAATAATAGTCAGGTGAAGTCAACTGATGCAGCTATCGAGCAATATCAAAAGGAAGCTAAAATGACGGCGTCAGATTTGAAGTCAAAGCCAGAATTGGCCTTTTTTATTGAGAATTTAACAAGCATGCTGATACTCGCAAATCGGGCGCTTTAATTATCCAAGATTTCCCGGGCGTGCTTTGGAACTCCGAAAATTGGGCGAGAAGTTCCATTCTCCCACCTATTGTAAGATCGAATTGTAACCCCAAAGAACTCCGAGGCCTCCCGCTGCGTCAACCCACGACGCTTCCGCCAGGCTTTCAGCACTTCCGGCCAGCTTTCGGGTTGTTTCGGGCTTTTCACGACGCTTCCCCTTTCGACGGATCGGCTTGCTTCGGGCAAAGAATCTCTGACATACAACCCTTTGATACGGCGACAGCGTTTAGCCGTCAACCGCTGTTTCTCCTGCCCTCGTATCCAGTCCCCTTGTCATGCCCGCTTCTACACCACTTCACCACTTCATCGCAAGCCCCCCGTCGCCTCCGCTGGAGGCCTCAGCAGAAGCCAACATCCGCATCACGTCCGCTGGCAAGCGTCCCTCTCGTATTTCACGCTCAAAAGGAGTCGCAAATCTCATGTTGTAGGCGCCGATGGCCAGGCAGTTGTGAACCACGTGGCCGTTGGCCGTGTAGCTCTCGTCTTCCTCGACCTCGATATTCCAAACCTCCTGCGGTGGCTCGGGCGTAATCGAGGTGATCAGCCCGGTCAAATACCCATGAGAGAATTTCATCTGAGTCTGGTCAAATTCACGCTCAGATATGTCATTGATCTTTCCTTCCATGACTTCCGACGTGATTCCCGCCTTCAATCGCACGGAGGCCGGTCCGCCAATAGAAATCGATACGTGCCGTTTGTGACCATTCTGCCCAGGCCTCAGCTTCAGAGACGCCTCGATCCCGCATCGCTGAGCCATCTCCCACAGTTGCCATCCTCCTGTCATGGAAATTGTCACCGCATTGGATTGGCCACCAGAAAAGCAGCCATCCCCCAAGAAATACCCTTCGAGGATCTTCTTTTGCTTCTCCACTGGAAGGCTCTCCACCCAGGCAGGGAATCGTTTCTTGTCTGACTTCTTCATTTCCTTCTTGAAGAATCCAATCCATGGCATCGACCCGAACGAAATGCGCCGGCATCCGTCAATCGTCTGGCCGTGGCAGTGTAGCCCAAGGCGCGTCAGATACGAGCGAAGCCATTTCTCAATGCCTGTATGCTGTTGGTTGAATGACAGGGTTACGGTGTGCCGGCCGAATCCCCCTTGGGCATAGTAGAACCCGAGGAACTGACAAAAATCGTCATCCACCTTCACGAATTGTTTGATCTGGGCGGCCTTCGGGTTGATGCGTGTCCCGCCGTAGGTCGTGGAAACAAGCCTCCCGTCGGATTCATGATAACTCGGAGGGCAATACGGCATAAGATCAAGGAAGAGCTCGTCCTCAACTTCTCGCCCGGTCGTGCTCGTTGATCCAAACTCCTTCTCTCGCAAGTCGCGCACGGCAACGAACTCAGGCGCGGCATAGTCTCGAACCATTCCCTCGGTCCGTGGCCGATATTTCACCCCGGCGGCCGCCGCAAAAAGGGGATGCTCAGAGGTAGCGAGCAAATCGGGCTTCCCTACGGCTTTCACCCGGGAAACGTCGGAGGCTGTCCGGTTCATCACTTTGAAAACCCGACGGTATCGCCCCATATGGGTGAGCACTTGATCCCCCACGACTATCTCTTTGATCGGCTTCACCCCGTCCACGCACCGGATCAAGGTTTCCCCGACAACGCAGAGGACATCATCATCATGTCCGCCACCAGCTTCTCGCCTCCCCTTCTTGTCCACGAAATCCACTAGCTCGGAATGGATATGCGGACACCGGCAATCCAACCGCTTGTCTAAGATCAACTCCTGCAGGTTATCAATGATTGCCGACCTCAACCCGCCATAGTCCGCGGTATCGGTCGTCCTCCATCCGTCATGGGCTCGTTCAATCGCACTATGCGGGTCAATCTCCCGGCGCTGCCAAATCGGTGGACAGTCAACCATCATCCGCAGGGCCGTGATGAACGACATGCCCGAGTTGTTCATCTCAGGGATCAAGATACACCTGCCATAATACACCGACAACATACGGATCACCTTCGCAAATCGGATCATTGGCATCCGGTTCGGAGGACGGACTCGGGCCGCGATCATCAACGGATGAATCGTTCCTCGTTCATCAAGGTATTCATCCCTCAAGACCAAGGCAGAGTGGCTGTCAAGTCCATCCCCAGTGGATTGATCGTCCCCTTCGGCCAAATCTACCGGGATGATGTACCGCAATCCTGGCTTAGGGTGTTCCCACATCCAGAAATTTGCAGAATCCGCTCCGCTCCGGCGCCACCCCACTGAGCCATCAACTTCGTTCAGTTCTCCATACTCACGGTCTTTCCGACAAAGGATTTGAATATGGCTCAATCCGTCGGCGTCGAATACCTGCTTCCCAGAGGCTAAAAAGCAACTCAGCGGGTCCCGAGGATGTTCCTCGTCAAATATCCGTGCGTTCCGCCGGCACTTTGTTCGGATGGTCACTCGCCGCCAGGCCAACTGTTCCCAGACATCGCAATCTTCCACTTCGTCTCCAAGGCGTAGTCCCATCGGTCCCTCGTTTCCGTAGAGACTGATTAGGTCCCTTTCGCCATGGTACCATGACTCCGCATCAATGGTCTCCTCCATCTGCTTCTTCTGGTCGCCGGTCAACTTGATCCGGCTTTCCTCGAATTCATACCATGCGGCAAAGATCCGCACGAAGAAATGCTGTGATAATGCGTCCTTCTCCGTGTCCGGGCATAGGCTCTCCCACTTTTTCCAGTAGAGATTTCCCCCAGGACACTCCTCGGCGGTCGGCCATCTCGCGGCCTGCCATGACAAGGCAAAAGGTTCTCCCGCTCCGTAGGGCGTCGATTCCCAGAATACCGCATTGAATCCTTCGTCTGGTATTGCGTTCATTGCCGCATCCATCGCGGCCTCGGCTCCTTCCCAATGGGCGACTTCCGATCCATGGCAGAATTGCGGCGTAGATCCTCGGGCGGTCGCCTTACCAGATGCCGTGCCTTGTGCTAATCGCGCCCCATGGTTCCAAGTGATTAGCGCGGTCAATGCTGTGTATGGGCTGCCCCACTTCGGGCGGAATTCGTCGGTCTCGGCAAAGGTCACCATCATCCGGAACACAATGTCCGACGTGGCCAGCTTGTCCCCCACTATCAACCCCTCATGCGGGTAGTTCTGCAAGTGCGCGTAGTGGATCGCTCCCACCATCGTAGAGAATCCCCTTTTCCTTGGTTTTACCCCGATGGCTCGGCAGGGCTCCTTCTTCATCTGTCGAGACAAATAAAGAGCGTTGATTCGTTTCTGCAAGATATTCAGCTTCGGGCGGACGAGCTTCCCTTTCACATCTCGAATCTTCCCGTGCGTCTCCAGCCATATCCCAGGATTCAATCGGATAAGGTCGTCAACATTTACGGTTTCGGCCATGCACTATTTCGACAAGGCCAGCTTGGTCACTTCAAACAGCCGGTCGGCTTGTTGCTGTGTCAAGGCGAGCAGGGCATGCGGTTCGGGCGGCTTCGTCGGCCGAATGCCTGCGTCCCATAGGTCATCGAGTAATTCCCGGGCTGCCTCTCGGGTGATGGACAGGGCAGATCCGAATTCCCCATCGTCCTCATTGCGCGAATAGGTCACACTTCCCAACTGAGGAACGGTGGGCCCACTGTCATCAATGCGGAAGATCCCGACATCTATCTTGTCCCGATCTTCCAGATTCTTCTTGATGCGCAAAACGTCAGCCATGACCGGGGAGTTACCATGAGCGCCTTCGTCTGTCAATCGCTGTCAATCGCTGTCAATCACCGCCCTTCCCGGCCGCCTGCCGTATCCCCTTGCCAATCTTGACTAGCTTTCGGTCTTCTTCCTTCTCGGCCGCTACGACCAGAGCATGAGCTTTCCCTATCGAGCAACCCAGTTCTGCCGCCAGTTCCTTGAAGGTCAACTCCCCGGCCATCGCCTTCCGGACCATGGCCTGCTTCATCGGCGTAAGTTGAAACTTCGGGCGCCCCAAGGTCTTCCCCTTCGCCCGGGCATTGGCCAGGCCTGCCTTCGTCCGGTCAGAGATCAGGCTCCGTTCAAACTCCGAGATGGCCATGAGGACATGCAACTGCACCCGGCCGGCGGGGTTGTCCGTGCTCGTATCAATTCCCTGCGATGGGCAGATCAGCGCCACCTTGTTCGTGTCGAACTCGGCCACCATTTGCGCCAGGTGGTTCAGGGTCCGCCCCAACCGGTCGAGCTTCACCACAAGAACGGCGTCAATGGCCCGGTGCCGGATGGCCTTCATCATGGCGTCAAGCCCGGTGCGGGTCCACTTCGCCCCGCTGATCGTGTCGGCGAAGACTGTGACGTCTTCCCACTTCCGGTTCTTGCAGTATTCGAGGAGTTCCGCCCGCTGTGGGTCGGTTGTCTGGTCCGAGGTTGAGACTCGGAGATATAGGGCTATTCGTTTCATTTGGTTCCTTTCGGATTGCTTGAGGTTGACTCATGCGGGCCTTTGTTTGCTTTAGTGGAGTGGATGCCGCGCTCGGGAGCCTTCGACGGCGATTTGCTGCCGTTCCGGCGAAATGCGGCCCCTTCCTGATTCGCTTGATATGCCGCCCCGAGTAACCGGATAGACGTTTTCGCCTCATTCCGGTAAAAGTTGTTAGCGTCGAATTTCTTGCCGGTATGCCGGGATGAAAACCAGAACTTCACCATGTCGGGAAGGCCACAAACGAGGGCAGAATGGTCAGAATTGTTGATGATGATGTTCATCGTTTCGCCTCCCCGAGGAGTAAGTCGGCAGCCTTCTCACAAGCTCTCCGGAAAATGTCTTCCCGGCGCTCATTGCAAAGGTCCCCGCAGGCCTTCCCTATCCTTGCTCCGTTCCCGTTCAAGATCCAGATTGAGAGGATCATTCCTCCATCGGGAAGCTTCACGACTTCTAGTTCTTTGAATTTAATTTTCACATTAACTCATACGCGGCAGCCCTCATCCGGTCATCCATTATTTTCATTTAATGGTCGATTTATGAAACGGCGGGATCGTCGCTCGCTGCTATCGGTGCAACGCTTTCATTTTCTGACCCCGTTTCTTGAACGCATCCATCGAGGACCTGGCCGTCCATTTCAAGCTGCAGGCCCATCCCGGAGAATGCCTTCAACGCCTGCATCATCTCGGGAGATTCGCGGAATCGGTCAATAACCTCCTCTGCGCTCTGGTGGTGGTGGATCACGGCAGCGATGCGATTCACCGGCGTTCCCTCGTCGTAGGCTCGTTCGAGAGTCACCGCTGCCAGCCTGGTCTTGTGATCGGGATACTCCACAAAATCTTTTGTGGCGTTGTCGTAGTGCTTCTGGTTCGCGCCTTTCGCTTCCCGAACGACCCTCATGCTGTCCTTCACGTCCTTGTCCGTGATGAGGTCCGCAAGCCGGGCCGACGCGCGGACAACTCGGCGGATCGCGGGCTCATTCTTCGCCAACGTCTCGATTTTTGTCGGGGCGCGCGCGAGGGCTGGCCCAGTATTTTTTTGGGCCTCGGTGAGAACAGGGAGTGAGATTCCTTTTTCCATTTTGGGAATGGAAGGAGTTGAGTTGAGAGCTTTGCGAAGATTGGCTAGAGACATTTAGATTTTGGGGATTGAGTGTTTAAGAGTTGGTATCAAGGGTTCGCGCTGAGACGGATAGGGAGAAGCCAAGTCTCAAAGTCTCACAGGTCTCACACCCCTTGGAGGGGTGAGACCGTGAGACTGAGACTGATTCCCCGGTCTCATGGTCCGTGAGACTGATACCGTGAGACGCCGTGAGACTGGGTTGAGATTTTCATTGTCTTGGTGTTGGTGTTTTATTCATTTGGTTTCGACCGGATGCCACCGGTCTTGTTTTTCGATTACGCGGCCGGAGGCCTGGAGAGTTTTCCAAACCCTGTAAAAAGTTGCTCGCGAAACGCCAGTTTCCCCGGTGGCAATCTGGGAGAGTTCCACGGTTTTGCGACCGCCGGGCTTCTTGGCGAGAAGGGAAAGCAGGACATCCTCGTTGAAATGATCTTTCTTCTGGAATTGGCCGCTGTTTTTGGTGCGGTCCTGCTTATCCAAGACGCTATCCGGAATGGAAGTTTGCTCCCAAAAGATCCCGCGCTGGGAATGCTGGAGATAGGCAATGTCGGTAAAGTCCGGCCGCGTATAGTTGGCGTCCTCGGTCTCGTCGAAGGCCCGGTATTCGAGGAGGCCGGCTCGCTTGCCCCTCTTGGCAAACCGGAGTTCAAACTGATTGTCACCTAGAGAGCGCAGGACATTCACGGCACGGGCCCAGTTCACAAGTTCCGACGAACCAAAGGCAGCATAAGAGAAATCGTGGTCGGTCCAGTTAGAACGGGACTTTGGATCATTGCTTGGCTTGCCCGTGTGGTGGAGCATCATCCAGACGACTCCTGTATCAAGCGCGATCGGATTCATCGTATTTCTCAGGAAGTGAGAGGCGACGGATTGCTTGCTGATGTCGTCGCCCACGTAGGAGAGGAGTGGATCAATCCAAACAAGATCCGGCTGGTGCTTGGCAATCAGCCGAGCGGTTGACCGCGCAAAAGCCTGGCCCGAATGCGTAGCGTCCCGGTGAAAGACCATATACTTTTGCAGATCAGCCAGGAAGTCTTCTCGCGAAACCCCCTCTGGAGGTTCACACATTGCGAAAACCCCTTGCAGCATCTCGGCCATGTCGCCGGCGTCGTTCTCCGCCTGAATGAACAGGCTCTTCAATCGCTTTCCGGCTTCGTTCTTGATGCCCCATAGGGATTTCGCCTGCGCCCACATTAGGCTGGCCTGCATGGCCAGAGATGATTTCCCTATGCCCGCTTGTCCCACCCAAAGGCATGAGCCTCCCCGGCAGACCCATCGGCGGCCAAGCACTGCGTTGGGATCGTTTTGGGTGTCGAGGGCAGCCAAGTGCAAGAGCGTGTGCTCTTCGGTTTCCTCGCGTCCTTCACTGATAATTGTGGCGACGCGCTCAACTTCCTCGCTGGCATACGAAATGGTGTCGAGCGGGTTACTCCCCGGCGAATATGCCTCCTCCTGCATCTTGGAGCACAGCGAAATAACCTGTCGAAGCGCGTACTTCTCCCGCACAATTTTGACGTAGTAATCAATGTTGGTGGCAGTCGGAACAAACGTGTAAAGCTCTGTAACGTAGGCGGCTCCGCCTACGGCATCCAAGATTCCCTGCTTATCGAGCTGATTCGTGAGCGTGATGAGGTCAATGGGTTCATCCGCGCCGTGCATCTCCTTCAAGACCTTGAAAATCGTCTGATGATTCGGAAGGTGAAAATGTTCACTGCCAATCCTTCGTTCAACCCGGATCATCGACCATTGCGGCGATTGCAGAATAGATGACAGGATGCCCTTTTCCGCATCGTTGCTCTGAGGCAATGGCAACGAAACTGCCGGGAGGAATGCTTCGCGACCACGTTCCGGCCGTGGTGAATCCTTGGGAAGCTGGAAGCCTCCATCAATGATGCCGAATTCCCTCAATTCCTCTTCCGTGTTCTGGGTGGATTGAGGATTTGCTGTTGCCTCTCCCATGGCGGCTCTAAGACTCTTCATGGCCGCACCTCCTCTGGCAGAGAGACGTTGTAGCCAAGTTGCCGATAAACCCCCATGCGCCGCTTACTCTGCGCAAGGAGGAAGTAGTGTTGTACGTCCATAAAATCAAAGATTTTCCCGTGGGTCTTCCCGTCGAATCGCCGAAGCACTCGGCCGGTGCGTTGTTCTGCCTTGGCTGCGGATCGACCGCCGGCGGCCAAGATGAGGACATTGGCCCTTGGGACATCGAGGCCCTCGTCTGCCAAGCTGGTGGCGATCATGCATGGCAGATCACCGGCTCCGAATGCGGCGATAGCTGCCCTACGTTTCTTGGCGCCCATCTTTGAATGAACTACGGCGCTTCCTGGGATCCTCTCGGAGAGAAACTCGCCATGTTCGATCTTCCCGATGAGGAGAAGCACAGAATCATTGGCGTGAGCATTGGCCATGGCCACCGTGGCATCATTGCGGGCCTTGTTTTCGAAGATCCCGATGTCTTGGGCGTATTGCCATATCACCCGGGCCTTCATCTCCTGCTCAGAGATCCCGCTAAATTTGCCGAAACGCGTCATCCTGCGCTCGATCTCCGGGCCGGCGGCCTGGGCGATGGCGGATTCCATCTCCTTTGGCCGGTTAGGCTGGAGCATCATGACGATGGCCTTGGCGAGCTTGCCAGAGTCCACCAGTGCCGCACGTTCGACAACGTGGACAATCGGGCCAATCAACTCGAAGACATCCTTTTTCAGGTCGTCATCCCGATTTGGGGTGGCGGTGAGGCCCCACCGGATGCCCTCATGGTAATTGAGCATCTTCCGGAATTCAGGGGCGGCGATGTGGTGACACTCATCAAGAATGACCAACTCAAAGCCTGCGAGACTCAAGGATGACTGGTAACAAGCGAACGTAATGTCCGCGGCCGCCTCGATGGCCGGGAAGGCCGCAACTGCGCTCTGCCCCTGAGCAACCTGCTCCATTGTATTGCAGATCCAGGCCGCCTTGATTTTCTGGCCCCGGGAAAGGAACCTCGGGAGCGTCCATTGGGCGATAGCGGCGGCGCCGATGATGGTTTTCCCGGAACCTGCGGGAGCGTGGCAAATACCACGGTTTGAAGAGACCAACTCGGCGACGGCCGGATCCTGATAATCGTGGAGGGCGATCACAAGAGTCCTCCTGCCCGCTGAAAATTAAAAGCCTGGGCACATTCCTGGGCACATAAGCCATAAGTCGTTGATTTGTAATGGCTACCCGACATGGATTCGAACCATGAATAACGCCTCCAAAGGGCGCTGTGTTACCGTTACACCATCGGGTAATG